CATAAAATATTAAACTTGACAACTAAACAGTCAAGAGAAATATTAGATATACTAGAAACATTAAGAACTATTAATGGAGTTACGGATGACAAGTGTCCATTAGACTATGAACAGATATGTAAGCTAGATGGAATGGAGCATCAACTTGCTAATATTGTTGGTGCTAAAGTTGAGTGTGAACATGGACACTATACAAGATGGAGTGGGTCTTATGAGTTTAAGGCTTGACTTCTGTCCAAATATCTTATACAACACAATTATTAACAACCAAATGCCACAAGTTGTGGCACATAACTTTAGAAAAGGAGAAAAACTATGCCATTAGATATAGTACAAGACAAATTAATTACATTAGATGATAACTTAAATTTTAAGGTAGCTTATGAGCCAACTAAAATGAGAGACCATAAGTATGTAGTCAGAGAAGATACAGGCGAGTACTTAGGTATCGTTGGTAGTGGCTTCAAGTGTGCATCTCATCCTGCATTTTTTAATGCTATGGAACAAGTTATACAAGACAATCGTGACTTCATGGATTTGTATGATGCAAAAGTTACACTAAGAAGTGCGAGAAACAATGCATGGTCACAGGTAGATATTACATTACCTAACGTGTCACATACTATAACGACAGCTAAACATCAGACAGTTATAAATGAGAGAATCATAGGCTTACATGCCATAGATGGTTCATGTTCTAATCAAGCACACGTTGGTGCTATAGATACATACTGTTCTAATGGACAAATTACAGGTGATTTTAAATCTGTGATGATGAAGAACACTAAAGGTTTCAACATAGATAACTTTATATGGGAACTTAAAAACTCTAAGAATACCTTTGATGCTAGACAAAAATATCTGCAATCAATGGCTGATACACCTCTTAACGTAGATGGTAAGACATTACTTGAGAAGATAATTAAGTCAGAGAAGTTAGCTAAGAAAATGTATGAGTTAGCTTGTGTAGAAATTTCTAAGAGAGGTAAGAATGTGTTCGCATTATACTCTGCTTTCACAAACTATGCGACTTATGCAGATGAGAGAAATGGCTTTGCCCTACGAAATACAGGCAAGGATACTGTTGCACAATCCATGTGGGCAAGAGAGCAAAAAGTATCACAATGGGTTTCCTCACCTGAGTTTAAATCATTGATGGCTGCCTAAAATGAAGATAAAAACTTTGATACAGGATTACTATTTATCCTTTGAATACAATAACTTACGAGCAGAAACTAAAGCACAATATAAGTATTTCTTAGATGTGTTTTCCAACACTTCTGTTCAAAAAAATCAGAAGCTAGGCAGTCTCGTACTGTCTAGTTTGACTACTAAGATGGCTAAGTTAGCATACAATGTATGGTGTGATAGAGGTGTATCTATGGCTAATCACATCATGTCCGTAGCTAGAGTATTATTAAATTATGGCATAAATATGGAACATTGTGGCACAAATCCTTTTAGTAATATAAAGAAACGTGTTTCCAATAATCGTAAAGTTGTTTGGTCTAAGAAAGACGTTATCAGGTTTCTTGATACTGCTTACTCCGACTTTAAAACACGAAGTATTGGCTTAATTGCACATATGGCATACGAATGGTGTCAAAGAATTGGCGATATGCGATTGCTTGAGTGGGATTCTATAGATTTAGATGAGAATAAAATGTATTTATTACAATCAAAACGTAGGGCAGAAGTATTTTTACCTATATCAGATGAGTTGGCAGAGATGTTACACCAACAGAAAGATGATTATGGGTTTCAAAAATATGTAGTACCTCGACCACGAGCCTACAGAGGGTCTTACGTGCCTTATTCACTTACTAAGCTACCCATAATGGCTAGAAAGGTTATGGACTCTGCTGGACTCTCTAAGGAGCTACGATTGAGTGACTTACGTAGAACAGGTACAGTTGAAATGGTAGATGCAGGTGTATCTATGGGTAATATTATGTCTGTTACAGGTCATGCTAACCCACAATCTGTTAAACCCTACATGAAAAATACATTCACAAGTGCTAATTTAGCATTAAAAACTCGTAGGGGGTTGACAGAAAATAATATGCATGGTACAAGCATGTTAAATGCCGACAAAAAGGAGTAATATATAATATGATTAATATATATAAATATGTAGAACAATTAAATGTAGGGAATGGGGAGACTAAAAGATTAAACTGTCCTATATGTAATTCTTACAAAACATTCTCTGTTACAAATAATATGGGTTCGCTTCTTTGGAATTGTTACAAGGCTAGTTGTAGCACAAAAGGTAGTTCTCGTGTTCATCTTACTGTTGATGAGATACGTTCAATACAAAAGAAACAAGAGGAACATGATAATAATAAATATGAAATGCCTGAATATATAGTACCACATGGGTACAGAAGAGAGGTTATGGATTTCTGCGAATTGTGGGAATTAGAAATAGACGAAGTAGATTTGTTATATGATGTGAAGGAAAGCAGAATAGTATTTCCTATTAAAAAAGATGGTGTAATTGTTGATGCTACAGGAAGGTCATTCTATAATAAGTTACCAAAATGGAAACGTTATGGTAATTCGGACTTGCCTTATTCATTTGGTTGTGGTAGTGTCGCAGTTGTAGTAGAGGATTGTATTAGTGCAGTCGTTGTGGGTAGTGATGTTTACGTAGGGGTAGCTGTGTTGGGAACGTCATTAGCAGATTCTCATAAAAGATTCCTTTCACAATTCTCTACTGCTATAATAGCACTTGACCCTGATGCATTGCCAAAGACCCTATCTTTTGCAAAAGAGTTGAGAACATACGTAAGTGACGTTAAGATACTTAAATTAAAAGATGATATAAAATACAGAGTGAAGGAAGACGAAGATAATTTGAAACTATTAACCCCAAAGGAGACACAGAAATGGAATTAGCATTAGTAAGAAGTCTCATGGATAAATCATTTTATGATGACCATAGAGGAGCTAGATGTCCTGATAGATTATTTAGTAAGGATACTAGGAAAATAAAACAGGCTATTGATACTGCCATGAGTAGATATGAACGTAGTGTTACCCCTGATGAGATTGAAGCATTGTTTATGTCTAACAATCCATCAATGACTACTGCACAGAAACAAGCATATAGTTCATTGTTTAGACAGATTAAGAATGAGCAACCTCTAGGTGCAGACGTAGCACAAGAAGTGTTATCAAAGTTATTTCAACAAATCGTTGGTGAAGATATAGCCAACATAGGATTTGATTATGTGAATGGTTCTCATTCAAGCTTAGAACCTATAAGACATATACTTGAGATGTACGGAGATGATTTTACACCTAACCTTAATGTGGAGTGGGATGATATGGATATAGAAACTTTATTAGCTAAGAATGATTTAGAAGCACGATGGACATTTAACGTGCCATCTTTAACAAGACAAGTTGAGGGTATTAATGCAGGACATTTAATTGAGATAGGAGCAAGACCTAATACAGGCAAGACTTCTTTCCATGCGAGTTTGTTAGCAGGACCTGATGGTTTAGCAAGGCAAGGTGCGAGTTGTATTATCTTGTGTAATGAAGAAGGTAGTCATAGAGTAGGTGCAAGATATTTGACTGCATCAACAGGTATGACCATGCGAGAGATAAAGGCAAACCCTACTAAGGCACGTGACTTGTATGAACCAATCAAGAAGAATATCAAGATTAAGGATGCCACAGGTCGTGACATGGCTTGGGTTGAGAGTGTGTGTAAAGCATATAAACCTGATATAGTTATATTGGATATGGGAGACAAGTTTGCACGTACAGCAGGTTTTGCTAGAGCAGATGAAGCATTGAAAGCTAATGCAATCCATGCTCGTATGATTGCTAAAGAACATCAATGTGCTATGTTTTATATGTCACAGTTATCTGCTGATGCAGAAGGTAAGGTGTTACTCAATCAAAGTATGATGGAAGGTAGTCGTACAGGTAAAGCTGCAGAAGCAGACTTAATGATTTTAATTGCTAAGAATCCACCGAGACAAGATGAGACAGAAGAAGATTTACAAAGGCATTTAAATGTGGTAAAGAATAAACTTACAGGATGGCATGGTGTTGTTCATTGTAATTTGAATTATCAAGTAGGAAGGTATGAAGTATGAAATTAACAATAGATGTAGAAAATACCGTTACTCATCGTGGTGGTAAGATGCATCTTGACCCATTTGAATCTACAAACAAACTTGTCATGGTAGGTTGTCTGACAGATACAGGAAAAGAATATTTGTTTCGTGATGATTTTACAGGGGTACAAGATTTAATAGATAATGCTACTATACTCATAGGACATAACATTGTTCACGATTTAATGTGGTTATGGGAGTGTGGCTTTAAATACGAAGGCTCTGTCTTTGATACTATGTTGGGAGAATATGTATTACAACGTGGTAACAAACAACCATTGTCACTTGAAGCATGTGCAGAAAGATATGAGTTAGATACGCAGAAGCAGGATACACTAAAGGAATATTTTAAAAAGGGGGTAGGTGTAGATGAGATACCTGCTGATGAACTCTCTAGTTATTTATCTGCTGACTTACATGCAACACAACAACTATCTGATGAGATATACAAAAAGTTAAATAGTGTGGAATATGCATCTCTCATGGATACTGTTATATTAACTAATCAAGTTGCAGTTACATTGGCTAAAATATATAGAAGGGGTTTTAAAGTAGATGTTTCTAAGCTAGATGAGGTTAGGGTAGAGTTTGAAAAAGAAAAGAAAGGCATTGAGAACAGGCTCACTCAACAAGTGCGTAATTTAATGGGAGATACACCTATTAATTTAAATAGTCCTGAACAGATGTCTTGGGTTATCTATAGCAAGAAACCTGTAGACAAAACTATGTGGGCAAACAACTTCCATCCTTATATGGATATTACGGAATACAAAGATAAAGTAAAAGAATATTCTAATATTGTATATAAAACTCAGGCAGTTAAATGTTTGGAGTGTAAGGGGGAAGGATACATAAGAAAGGTAAAAAAAAATGGTACTCTATACTCTAAACCAAACAGGTGTAATACTTGTAATACTCTTGGCTACTTATTTAATGATACGAGAATAGTAGCAGGATTAAAATTCTCTGCACCTAATGCTAAATGGATAAGTGCTAATGGGTTTACAACAAATAAAGGATACTTAGATATATTACGTAATGTAGCTAAGAAAAATAATTTAACAGATGCAGTGCAATTTTTAACTGATTTACAAAGATTGTCTGCCTTAGATACTTATTTATCATCTTTTGTTGAGGGTATTAGTACTCATGTTAAATCAGATGGTAGGCTTCATGTTAGATTATTACAACACAGAACTGCCACAGGCAGGTTTAGTGGTGCAGACCCAAACATGCAGAACATGCCTAGAGGTGGTACGTTCCCTGTTAAAAAAGTATTTGTATCACGTTGGGCAGGTGGCAAGATATTGGAAGCTGACTTTGCACAGTTAGAGTTTAGAACCGCTGCCTATTTATCACAAGATGAAACAGCTATAAAGGAGATAAGAGATGGATTTGATGTACATGCATACACTGCTTCGGTCATTACGAAATCAGGTCAGAAGACTTCTAGGCAAGAAGCAAAAGCTCATACCTTTGCACCCCTCTATGGAGCAACAGGATTTGGGAGAACGTCTGCTGAAGCAAAATATTATGAACAGTTCACACAAAAGTACAAAGGAGTTGCATCATGGCACTCCAGATTGGCTAAAGAAGCTTTAGAAACTAATATGATTACGACACCTTCAGGTAGGCAGTTTTCTTTTCCTGATGTAGAGAGAAGGAGTAATGGTAGTGTGTCCTACTTTACTCAAATAAAAAACTATCCTGTGCAATCTTTTGCTACTGCTGATGTAGTGCCATTAGTTTTAATAGAAATAGATAAAGCACTTGACAAGTATAATTCATGTGTGGTAAATACTGTACACGACTCTATAGTAATAGATATTCACCCACAGGAAGAGGAAGACGTATTGAATATTATTCGTAATGTAAATAAAACTTTAAATACTTTGATAAATAAAACCTTTAGAATAGAATTTAATGTACCTTTACTATTAGAAGCGAAAATAGGAGATAATTGGCTTGACACTAAAGATGTGTCGTGATATAACTAGGATTCTTTTGAAAGGAGAAAAATAAAATGAATGAAGTAGTAACTATAAATACAGATAATTATGCAACTATGGCGAAAGCTATGGGAGTGCCTACAATGTCTACAGATAAAAAGACCAATATACTAAATAGATTTAGGCTTTGGCATAATCCTACTATGGGAAAAGATATAAATAGTCAGGGTAAAGAAATAACCACAGAAGTAGTAGATGGTGGTTCATATAGATTAGAAGAAGTTGGAGACCCATCTAAATTTTTCTTTGCGAAGAAGGTTAGGTTTAGACCATTTCTACAACGTTTTATGTACAAGAGATGGACTCAAAATACTTCTATGAAAGAAGGAGAGAAGAAGGGATTTTATACTTCATCTATATTAGCAGATAATCTAAACATAGATTTAAAGGATGATGCAGGAACTTTTAACTGTGGAAAACCAGCAGGTTTTGTAGAAGATTATCATTCTTTATCTGAAACTGTTAAGGCATCTATAAAAGCTGTAAAGAGATACAGAGTTGTATTTGGCATGGTTGAAATGTTACAACCTGTAAAAGCCATAGATGGCAAAGAAGTGGATGAAGAACTTTCTAGCTTTCCTGCACTATGGGAAGTTAATAATAGGGAAGACTACAAAGCTTTAGGTGGTGTGTTCTCTAAGTTTGCTAAGATGGAAAGACTACCACTACAGCATATCATAGACTTAGATGGCACTACAGGGCATAAAGGTAATAGTGGAAATACTTTTTATACATCTAATGTTAAGTTAGATTTAACAAATAAATTAGATATAACTGAGGAAGACCACAAAACTTTTGGAGACTTTATGGATTGGATAAAGGTTCATAATGATGGTATCATAGCTAAATGGGATACAGCAGTTGCTGAAAGGCAAGATGTTTTATCTCACGATGATATGAAGACTGTGGATGATTTCATTGATGTTGAGATGGAATCAGCAAATGCCTAATCCTTCTCACCCTGCCGAACTGCTAGTGCATCAGTATATGTCTGATGCAGTAAATGGTAAAACTACTATGCCTGACGAAGTGATAGAGCAGGTAGGTAAAGACGTAATGGATGCACTACGTAAGCAGTTTGGGAGTGGAGAGAGTCGTAAAGACTTCAAATTACGTATGTCTAACTTGGGTAGACCTACATGTCAGCTATGGTTTGATAAAAACAAACCTGAATTAGCCACAGGTAAACCTAATAACTTTATGATGAACATGATGTTAGGGGATATAGTTGAAGCTGTATTTAAAGGTTTGCTCAAAGCATCAGGAGTTAAGTATGAAGAACCTGAAAATGTATCATTGGAAGTTAATGACACACATATAAATGGTACTTATGACTTAGTTATTGATGGTGCAGTTGACGATGTTAAGTCTGCTTCAAGTTGGTCTTACGATAATAAGTTTGAATCCTTTGATACCTTGAGTCAGGGAGATGCATTTGGATATATAGCACAGTTAGTTGGCTATGCAAAAGCTGCCAAGAAAAAAGTTGGTGGTTGGTGGGTAGTCAACAAAGCTAATGGTAAATTCAAGTACGTGTCTGCTAACTCTGTAGATGAAACAAAGGAGATGAACAAAATTAAAGCTACTGTTCAAAAGGTTAAAGACAATATCTTTGAACGTTGCTTTGAGCCTGTAGAAGAATTTTTTAGGGGAAAGCCTACAGGCAACAAAGTCTTAGGAATTAATTGTAGTTTCTGTGACTATAAAAATTCGTGTTGGGAAAACTTGCAAGAGTTACCATCCGTAATGTCTAAGGCACAATTCCCTAAGATTGTGTCGTATGTTGAGTTGAGAAAGGAGTATATAAATGAGTAAATCACTTGACGAATTAAAATCTAATATCGAAGAAATGGAAAAGCAATTATCTGAAGCTAAAAAAGAGTATCGTGAAATGCGTACATCAGGCTTACGTGATGCTATGGAAGCTAAAAGATTAGCTGAAGAAGCAGTTAAGGAAGAGTTAAAGAACTTGGGATATACCCCTGCTTACAATCCTTTCTCAGGTATAACATGGCGAAACTTCTAAGTGTCACCTCATAAGGTAAGACGAGAAGCAATAAAGTATGGGTATAGGAGTGGACTAGAGCATAAGATTTCTATGGCTCTTGATACGATAAAGTACAAGTATGAGTACGAATCTATCAAAATAGAATGGGAAGATTTAGCCTATCGCACCTATACTCCTGATTTTATACTTAAAAATGGAATTATTATTGAAACTAAAGGTAGATTCTTAGCAGTTGACAGAAGAAAACACTTAGCTATAAAGAAACAACATCCTAAATTAGATATAAGATTTGTATTTACTAATAGTAAAGCCAAGTTAAGTAAAGGAGCAAAATCAAGTTACGCAGAATGGTGTATCAAGTATGGGTTCAGATATTACGATAGAATCATACCTGAAGATTGGTTAAAGGAAAAAGGTAAAAACAAACATCCTAAATTTATAAAATTTGTGGGAGCTAAAATAAGGAGAAAGAAATGACAATGAAATGTGATAACAAAGGCAATCAATTTTTTATAGAAATAGTTCCTGACGTTACCGATGATGGTAAATATACAGGAGTTTTTCAATTAGTTATTAATGCTAGGAAGACTAATTTAGATGACGATAGTTTTTATGAATTAGAACAAATATGCCAAATGGGTTGTGCGGCTTTGTCACTAATTCAAGATAATAAGAAGTTTGAAGATATAGTATTGGATTACATGAGCACCCCTACAGAACCTGCAAATAATAATTTACCCCAAAAAGCAACAGTGCATGATGTATCAGGAAATGTTATATCAATTAAATTTGATAAAGAAAATAATCATTGACATTAGCAAACGGAGAATATATAAAAGATATGAGACACATGGAATATATGAGAATGATGGCAGAGAAGGAGAAACAGATGGAAAAGAAAGATATGGTAAACAGTCCTGAACATTACAATAAAGCAGGTATTGAAACTATCGATGCCTTAGAAGCTATGTTAACAAATGGATTTGATTATTACTTGCAAGGTAATATAGTTAAGTACCTATGGAGATACAGGTATAAGAATGGTGTTGAAGATTTAAAGAAAGCACAATGGTATCTCAATAAACTTATTGAGGTATACGATGGTAAAAGTTAATATGATGCTTACATTGAAGGTAGACCCTGAAGAATATCCTATACCTTCAGATGGCAGATTAGACGAAGAAATACAAGAGTACATAAAAGATTTAGTACATGAGATAGACGGAATTAATATAACTAATATGAGAACAATAATGGAGAATAAAAAATATGATTAATAATTACTTACCTACAGATTATCAAAACTTTATAGCACTCTCTCGCTATGCAAGATGGAAAGATAATGAACAGAGAAGAGAGAATTGGTCTGAAACAGTAGATAGATACTTTGATTATATGAGCAATCATTTAAAAAATAATCATAACTATACTGTGACTAAAGCACTTAAAGAAAAGCTAACTAATCAAATAATGAGTTTAGGAGTCATGCCAAGCATGAGAGCTTTGATGACATCAGGACCTGCATTAGATAGATGCCATGTAGGGGGTTATAACTGTAGCTATATACCTGTAGATAGTCCACGTTCATTTGATGAGTGTATGTATATACTTATGTGTGGCACAGGTGTAGGCTTCTCTGTAGAACGTGAGAACGTAGACAAGCTACCTATAGTCAATGAACACTTTGAGGATAGCACTACTATCATCACTGTAGGTGACAGCAGACCCGGTTGGGCAAAATCATTGAGAGAACTTATTGCTATGCTATATGTAGGGCAAGTACCTACTTGGGATGTGTCACAGGTCAGACCAGCAGGTGCAAGACTAAAAACATTTGGTGGTAGGGCATCAGGACCTGCACCATTAGTTGAGTTGTTTCAGTTCTGCATACAGAAGTTCAAGGGTGCTAAAGGCAGAAGATTATTTCCTATTGAGTGTCACGACTTAATGTGTAAGATAGGAGAGGTTGTAGTTGTTGGTGGTGTCCGTAGGTCTGCTCTTATATCTTTGTCTAACTTAGGCGATGACCAAATGAGACATGCTAAGTCAGGTCAATGGTGGGAGAATGAAGGGCAACGAGCACTAGCTAATAACTCTGTAGCATTTAAAGGTAAGCCTGAAATGGGTACATTCATGCGAGAGTGGACATCTTTATATGAATCTAAGTCAGGAGAACGTGGTATCTTTAATAGACAGGCAGCTAGAGTGAAGGCTTCGGAAAATGGCAGAAGGGAATCCGACCACTACTTTGGTTGTAATCCATGTAGTGAGATTATACTTAGACCATATCAGTTCTGTAATCTTACAGAGGTAGTGTGTAGAGCCACAGATGACCTTAACTCTTTAACAGAAAAGGTACGTATGGCTACTATACTTGGTACATTTCAATCTACTCTTACTAACTTTAAGTATTTACGTAAGGTATGGAGAGATAATACAGAAGAAGAAAGATTATTAGGAGTTTCCCTAACAGGTATATTAGATACCGATATATGGACAGAAGAAATCTTAACAATATTAAGAGATGTAGCAGTGGAAACTAATAAGAAGATGGCTAAAGACTTAGGTATTCCACAGTCAACTGCAATCACGTGTGTTAAACCTAGTGGTACAGTTAGTCAATTAGTTGACAGTGCTTCAGGTATACATGCTAGACATAATGATTATTACATAAGAACTGTACGTGGTGATAATAAAGACCCATTGACACAGTTTATGAAAGATAGTGGCATACCAAGTGAGCCATGCGTTATGAAACCTGACAGCACAACTGTATTCAGCTTTCCTATGAAGTCACCTTCAGGTGCTGTTACTAGGACACAAATGTCTGCTATTCAACAGCTAGAGTATTGGCTTATGTTCCAAAGACATTGGTGTGAGCATAAACCTTCTGTTACTGTATCTGTTAAAGAAGATGAGTGGATGAGAGTAGGAGCATGGGTATATGATAACTTTGATGAAGTGTCAGGTATATCCTTTCTTCCATTTAGTGACCATACATATGCCCAAGCACCTTATCAAGATATAACAGGTGAAGAATATGAAAAAGCTTACAAAAAGATGCCTTCTTCGATTGATTGGTCGAAGTTAGCTGACTACGAAAAAGAAGATACAACTAGTGGTGGAAGGGAACTAGCTTGCACAGCAGATGCGTGTGAGATGGTTGACATACAGGCTAGTTAGTGTTAGAAGGTAGTCAATTACTTTGGTGGCAATGGTGGTTATTAATAGCCATTTCCATCAATACAACAATCAACTTAATAGTGTTCTTCAAAGGTAGAAAGTTGCACATCAGAGAGATGTTACATCTGAAACCTAAAAGAACTAAACCCTTAACTCCACGAAAGGAGAATTAGAATGAATGTATTAGAACCATGTATAGAAGACAGAAAAAAGTTTGACATAGATTTAGAATATGGCAAAGTAAGAGAGCAAGTTGTAGCAGACATGTTGCAAGATAAAAAAATAGAAGTCAAAAGTGAAAGAGGTATGTGGCAAAATACAGGCAACATAGCTATAGAATATGAAAGCTATGGTAAACCTAGTGGTATTAATGCTACGGAAGCTGACTATTGGTTTCATAATCTTTGTGTTGGTGAAGATACTTTTTGTACATTAGTATTTAAAGTAGAATCTTTAAAAAAGATAATTGCCAACCTAGATTATAAGAGAACAGTTTCAGGTGGAGACCACAATGCATCAAAGATGTATCTGTTGAATCTACAAAAACTATTCTCATCTGATGTAATAAAATCATTTAAAGGAGTATAATATGAGAGATATGTTATTAAACGCATCCAAGTCTTACTATGTAGGCTTAATAAATAAACACATAGCAAATGTAGAGATACTATTAACTAGGTCTGTGGGTATAGGAGAACATCAAGATATACAGCAATCAATAGATGCAGAACTAGATAAAGTAGCTATGAATGACGATAAACTTAACATGATAATTAAATATTTTGAAAGGAGACAAGATGATGCAACAAAGACAGAAGAGCAGAAAGAGGAATCCAAATCTAAGTAAATATGATGCACCTTTAAAGATACAATTTGCTAAAGGTGTAGGAGATTTTAAAAGAGGAAGATTAACTAATCCGTATAACCTCAATACTATGCAAGCACGAGAGTGGGAAAGAGGTTTTAATATATCCTACTTTCAACGATTAGAAAGGGTCAAACGAGATGAAGCTAGAAGAAGAAGCGAGAAAGTTCATGCAGGATAATTTAGTTATAGCAGAAGTAATGACTGCTGATTTCTACGAAGCACGAGCAGGGCAAACTGCTATCTTCCCAAAAGAAAAAGCCTTAGAGTATTTAGCTCTAGGCTTGACGAGTGAAGCAGGTGAAGTGGCAGGTAAAGTGAAGAAACTAATACGTGATGGCAAGGGTGACAGGGAATCCATAGCCTATGAAGTAGGAGATGTTCTTTGGTATTGTGCTGTATTAGCTAGTGAGTTGGGTGTGAGTTTAAATACAATTATGCAAGAGAACTTGAAGAAGTTACATGGTAGAAAAGTACGTGGAACTTTGTCAGGTTCAGGAGATACACGTTAGTTTATTGTATTGTTGTGGATAAATCTTCTTTTAGTGGAACAAAGTTTTTGTCTAAATTATCAGAAAATAACTCCATATAAATAGTTAAACCCTGTTCATAATCGCCTTTACCTGCATCTGTGTCGGCATCATAAATATTACCACCATCTGTTCTAAGATAATATTCTTCAGCTACCATATCTCTTTGGGCAGTTGGTAGGTTTCTAAATATAGCTTTATATTTTCTGTGCATTTCTTTAGGTGTTTCTAAAGTTGCATTTGGTAATAAAGTTCTTTTTCTAGCTTGAGCTCTTTCAAAATTTAATTTTTCTTTTAATTTATACCTTTTTTGTTTATCCGTTTTATAACTTCTATATTCGTCACTTAAAATATAAGGAATCAAAACTTCTTCTGCTGCTATACCCATATATCCCTTTGCTTCATTAGATAATCCTTTGTCACCTTTTATTCTAGTTGGAGAAATTTCACGATAATCAAATCTTAATCTATCTAATTCTTTTTCCACAATATTCTTTTTATCTTCTTGATTCCAACCTACTAACATTTTTATAAATGGATTTACATTATATAACGGTTTGTTTTTAGTGGGTTGCCTTACAGGAATATCACCTTCTTCTGATTTAAATTCATGTGGAGCAGACCTAAAGGCTTTTTTCAACATGTATTCCATCATATCTACATCACTAGTATCTTTAATTATTCTATACTCAGGTTCTAATGTTATACCTGCTATATCTTTCAGTAAACCTAATGGAACAAGAGCAGAATTAAAAAAGTTTGCGGCAAATTCTGCAACTATTTCTTGTGCTTTTTCTGTGGCAGGACTTCCTGCTTGGTCAGCATTTACAAAACCATCAACTAAAGAATCCACAATCCATAGACCTGAACCACCTTTAGCTGAACCACCTAATAATGCATTAATACCATCTCTCGATTTTCCTGATATACCAACAGCTACTTTATCATTATCATGTATTTGAGGTAATGTAACACCTCCTACTTTTCTACTTCTTTCATTAGGTCCTGTGTGCCTATACAACCAATCTGCCGCCCATGCCGCACCCATAAAAGGACCTAAAGCAGCTTCTAAATTATAAGTGTCTCCCATGACTTTAAATTCGTAAGGACCCGAACTTTCATCTCCAAAGTTAGCACGAATACCATAAAAAGTAGCGATGGTTGCTAAACCACCTAATTGTTTACCAAAGGCTTCATCATCAAACACGACTCTTGTACCAAAACTTTTGCCAAGACCCATTAAGTCATAACCCCTGACACCTTTTTTGCCACCTGCTTTATTTAAAATACCACCTAAATTAGCTAATCCCAACAGTGGTATATGTTCATATTGAAATATAAGTTGATTAACCAAGTATTTAGGGAAGGGTGCTACAGCAGAAAAAGGTATAAATTCAGTAGCTGTTTTAATAAACCAATCTGCTAGTTTGTTAAATCCACCTTCTCTATTAGAAAAACCTCCTGTTTGATAAGAAAACTCTAAAGCTTTATTCATAGCATTGCCTAGAGCTTCTTTACCACCCTCTGATTCTGAAAGAGCTTTAAAGGCTTGAGTCTTTTTTTGATTTGCTGTTATGGGGTCTAAATAATAGTCTTCAAAAAATTCTTTTAATCCACCCTTAAATCCACCTTTACTTCTCATAAATTGGTCAACTTCTCTTGAGAATATTGCCCTTTTAAATAGATTATCACTCATGGTATTAAGAAAGTTAGCTTTTCTTGCTATACCTACTATACCAGCTTCTTGACCTGTTAAGTTTCCTATGTCTCCCATCTCTCTAAATAATAATTTAGAATCTATGGATTTAGTAAATCTGCTATCTCTAAATAATAATTCTAATGCTTCAGTTTCCCATGACCTCATACCTAGCCACAAATCTTTCATGGCTAGAGATTGTCCACCAGTTCTCATTTGAGCCATACCTTTAGCTACTGCCCTAGAGCCTTCATCTGATAATGCTTTATTTGTTAAACCTGCAACTTTTAATCCACCACCCTTAGTTAAATTAAATAGACCTGACCCAAGATTATCTAAAGCATATAAATGATTTCTCATATACCCATTTGTTGTATTACGTGCAGTAGTAGATGTTTGTATAGTCATAAAACCAACACGAGCTTTATTGACAGCACTTAAATTAAACCAATTAGTAAAAAGATTTTTTATTTTACTACCTTCATTTTCTCCTTGTTTTAATGCTAATTTGGCAGGATTTTCAATTTCTGCTAGATTTAGAAGTTTTTGGTCTACTCCAGCAAGTTCTTCTAATAATTGTGCTCTATCTGCTTTTTTCATTGCTCCTGCTTTTTGCAAAAGTCTACCAGCTTGGCTATATTCTTCTACAATTAAAGAAGATAAATGTGTCATAGATAAACCATGATTATCTAATATTTCTAAAAGTTCAGGCATTTTTACGTCACCACTAGTTAAACCACGTGCTAGTCGAGATGTTATCCTTTCTTCAGCAAATGCTTTCCCCCCTTTTTTAGTTTTTACCTCTTTGACAATAGGTTTCACTTTAGCAATTATTTGAGATGCGGCAGATGCTATATTTTCGTGAAATTTTTCTTCTATTGTAGGTACAAAGTTACCTGATTTAAAATCTATATCGCCTGACAAACCTTCTGGAGATTTTAACTTTTTACCTTCTGCTAATTTTTCAGGAACAGTATCTAGCAAAGAAAGTTTTCTTTTAATTTGTTTAAAGGTAGCTTTGGTATTTTTTCCTTTTGCTGTTTTAGTGGTTAAGTTTTTATGGACAGCTTCAATAACGTTAGACTCTTTTTTAATTGCAGAAATTCTTACTTGTTCAGCTACATTAGCACTAACAGTTCTACTGCTTCCTGTAAAAGCACCAATAAAACCACTCCCTAATGCACTAAAAGTAGCACCTAAAGCCATGTCCTTAAAACTAACATCACCTATATTTAATTCTTCTCTAGTTCTGCCTTGTTGATATATATTAAAAGCACTAGCACCTGCATCTACTCCCACAGAACCTAGAGCAGTCTTATAACCACCACCAATAAAACCCTGACCTAGAGATTTTAATTTAGCACCTGTTTTCTTTGTAATACCAGCTTTTGCAACTTCTTTTGAGACATTGGTAGCTGTAGCTTTTATACCTTGTTTCTTTAAAGATTCTTTTGCACTCCTTTTAAGTATTTCACGTATACCATATTTAATACCTTGTTGAGCTGCTAATGAACCTGCTTTAGCCGCACCGAAAGAAAATATACCAGCATAGGTAGAAGGAGCAGTAAATACACCCTCTGCATAATCTAAGGCAGCACCCCAACCTAATTCACCATCCATTTTATCAAATACATTCATTAATCTGCCCATTCTTTGTTTTTCTTCAGCATTAGCTGTTTGAGCATAAAACAAATCTCTAGTGGCAGTAACTTCATTTACGTTTTGAACACGAAAGTGTTCCATATAAGCATCATATATATCTTGGTTAACATCCTTTTTATTATAGTCAAACTCATAACCTTCTCTATTCTCAAGAAAAATAGCTGCATCTTCAATAAACTCTTTTTCGTTTTTTAAAGTTTCTTCATTTAAATCTTTTTGGTCTAAATACTGATATGACATTATTTAATTTGTCCTGCACCTTGAATACTATCCCAGTCAAAACCAAATTCCCTTTTAAACTTTTCTTTTCGTTGTAAAACAGTGGTGTTTGGCTCAAATATATTTGCCCAAGTTACAAATTTTCTAGCCTGTGTAGAAGTTTGACTATTTTGAAAAGCTTTTACTATACTATTTAATTGTATATCGGAATCTCCACCATTAATATCATTAATGTTCTTATCAATACTAATGTTATTTTTCATTTCTGTCGATGGCTTAACAGGTGGTTTTTTTCTTACATGAGATACTGTGAGGTAAGGATTACCATTATTTAAATCTAAAGTGGGGTCTTTAGCAATCATTTCTTTTGTTATTCGTTTAACATTAAGAAGATTTTTAGATGCAATCATTAAAAACTGATTAGGTTCTAATGCATTTTCTAAATCATATCCTTCACTATTTCTTATTTTTTCATGGAAACTTGTTGGTATAAATCCTCTAGCTGTAGCATTAGGATTTTTTCGGTCATTTAAACTTGCTCTACCTGTGGACTTCGCCCATTTTAAATGTCCTGAATTAACAGTTCCTATATCAGCAGCTAGTTTAGAATTAACACTTTTTGCTTCTAGTGTATTCCACTCACCATTTATCATAGACTGTTTAATACCTAGAGTTATACCTGCTTGATTGGAATATTGCGAAGATGCCGATTTTACTCCTGCATCAGTTACTGGTTTATCACCTGTGTGCATAATTAAAGCTCTTGTTGAGTCTTGCATAGTCTTTAATTTGTCTATCTCGTCTTTATTACGAATAGGGTCTGCATTAGTTAAGTTATCTATTCTAGCAGTAATAATTTTCAAATCGTTAGCATAACTTTCGCCTAATAGTAAATCAAACTTATCTATGGTAAGACTTTCTGCAGCAGGAAGCTCACGGAAAGTAGGAGTTTCTCCTGTTACTCCAGCTAAAGCCATATCTGATTTTATAGTTCTTTGAGCATACTTTGCAACATTATCATTTGCTCGTGTGAATATATTTAATATATTTGCACCACTTCCTTCTAAAGCAGTTCCCATATCCATATCAGGAATATTCATAGGTAATGTAACTAGGTTAGTTAAGGATTTAGCAGTAGGTAATTTTTTACCATCTAAAGTAGTTAGACCTTTACCTTGTGTTAAATAGTTAGTTGCATCCATACCATTTAAACTTAATTTTTTCACAATAGAAGGTATTATATTCTTTGCTCCCTCAAATGTTTCTGTATTAATTAAAGAGTGTAATAATCTCATACCATCTTTTCCACCATTAATATTTAATTGATTAGCTAAATATTTTATTTGTTCTTCATTGGCGGCAAAATCTTTTTTCCATCTTGCTTGTTCTGTAGTTACCTTATTCATTCTTTTTTCAGAAAGCCTACTTATTTTTCCATCTAAATCATCCATAGCATCATTTATGCCTTTGGCACTAGATTTTGCAAATCCTTCTATTAAACCTCTAGCAAAGTTTTTATTTAACATTTAACTTCTCCTCGCCATTAAACCTGTTGGTTTTTCTTCTTTTTCCACTTCTTCAATAGGTGTATCTTCTGTTATATCAATGTCTTCTACATCATCGTCTTTATTTTCCATTTCATTCTTTAATTTTTCTACAGTTCTTTTAGCTAAACTATCTCTGTCACTACGAGGTGCATCATCTAAACCTGTCTTATATTTAATTCCTGCTGAATCTCCTATCAACATCATGGTCTCTATTAGCACAGGCAATAATAACAAACCTACATCTACAGTATGTTTACCTTCCATAACTCCTGCTAATTGTATAGTATTAGCAATAGTTGTTAAGGGTATACCCATATCCATAATATCTATAAGTTGGTCAGAAAACTCATCACTCATCATTCTTGATGTGTAATGTTCTACAGCATCCTCTACAGTCGGAAACTGTGCAGGTTGTTGCCAAGGTCTGGCACCAAGTTCATGTGTTAAAGACATTCCCGGAATCGGAGCATCTAGTCTAGGCTGTTTCGTTTCCATCATTGTTTTTCATTTCCATTCTTTTGTTTCTTATTGTGTTGGTATATCTAGCTACCCTGTATGCTGGTTGATTAACCATGTCATTTCCTTCAGTGTTCTTCATAAAGTTTTTTACAGGTGCTAATAAACCACTACTTTTTTTCTTTGTTTCCGTAGGCTTCATTTTTATTTGTTCCATCATTTTATATAGATTTTTTGAATAATTAGTTATCATTTTATAATCCAAACCTTAAATAAGCAGTACCAAGTGTACCAATTAAACTTCCAATAGCACTACCTGCACTCGATGAGCTTTGTTCAGCAGCTACTTCTTTTCTAGTTCCTGCATCTATTTGTGCTTCAGCTAGAGTGGTTACTCTGTCAAGTTCATTCTCTGCTGATGTCCATGCCCATTCCATGCTATCAGCATAATACTGCCATAAGTTGTCATAAGCATTTTTAGATATATCAAGTAATGCGTTAGCATTTAATTCGTTAGCACGATTAATAGAAGCAGTATCTGCTGTAGCAATTTGCCTTCTCCATTGAGCATTACTCTGAGCTATTACCATTTGATTCTGTGCATTAAATTGGTCACGTTGGTTGTTTAACTCAGCATTAAATCTTTCTACAGTATTAGCTTGACCTGCGTTAAACTGCCCTTGAGCATTAGCTTGAGTAGCATTAAATTGTGCTGTCTGCGTAGCTAAGTTAGCAAAAAATTGGTCTACTTGATTTTGACTAGAAGCATTAAATTGTCTAGCAGCATTTGTAGCTGCTTGGTCTGTAAACAAGCTTTGTGTTCTTTGTTGTGCTTTAAATAAATCCGTTTGTTGTTGATTGGATAAATTAGCCATATCTAATTGTAAAAAGTTTTGAGCATTTTGCACAGCAGATTGTTGTCTATTATTTAAGTTAGACATATCTAAGTTAGCTAGTGCAGATGCTTCAGCCATAGTTAAAGCTTGTCTATTTGACAAGTTATTTAGATTCATTGTATTAGCTGCTCTACTATTCTCTAAAGCAATAGATTGTTCAGCAGTAAAGTTTTTATTGGCTATATCAGCAATTCTAGCAGAGTTTTGTACTCTTGCTTGAAATGCTTGGTCAAATTCTTGTCCTATAAATGTTGCACGTTGTTGTGCAGCTAACATAGCTCTTTGTTGTCTATTCGATAAGTTAGCTTGTTCAAAAGAAGCCTGTACTTGAGCATCTGCTTGTGCAATAGGTAGTGCAGATTCTAATGCACCTTGTATCATGGCTTGTCCTGCCATTGATGATGCACCTAAACCTCTTTGTGCCATTTGTGCCTGTATAGAACGTAATGTTCCTGCTGCCCATGAAGGTGGATTAGAAGCATCGAAGTTAGCAGTTAATGTAGCAAGTTGTCCTTGTACCGTAGCTTGACTTGTAGGAGTAGCTGTGGCAGCTTGTATTTGTTCTGCATATGTAGATGCTGTTTCTGCGTTAGCTGCACCTGATATTAATTCACCTGATTGTACCTGTCTTTGTACAGGATTCTGTAATAGTATTGCATTACCTTGAGCAGAATTTAAATTGCCTACACTTGATGCAGTTTGTTGAGCTGCTAATACTTGGGTACGAGGGTCTGCTTCATTTGTTTGAGCAGCTTGTAATGTATCTAATGATGTATTTACTTGCTCTGCCACACCTTGAGCATCCATAACATTTGCTGTAGTAGCAATAGGTTGTTGAGCCATAGTAGTTTGAGCCATTGCTGTTGGCACAGAAACAGTTCCTGAAACTTGACCACTTGTGGGTTCAAGCATTTGTTCTTGAGTTAGTTGAGTTCCTACAGGAACAGTTGTTCCACCTGTAGGTAATGCAGGGTTAATAGCCTGTTGAGATGATACATCTCCTATTGTAGAATCCGTTGGCACGGTCAGTTGTGGTATATTTTGTTGTGGCAATCCACGTGGGTCAGGTTGAGTTATAGGTGTAACACCACCTGTTTGCAGTTTAACAACACCACCACGAGCCATCTCTTGTGCTTTAGCTCTAAATACAATCATCTCACGTTCTTTGTCAGGATTCTGCTTTAGGTAATCATCAAAGTTTTCCATAT